CGTATCTTGCAGGATACGAAGGGTGGGCATTGTTCATGGACTGTGATTTCCTCTGGCGAGGCGACGTTGCAGGGATCATGGACTACGCTGACCCGAGCGTTCCTGTCATGGTGGTGCAGCACAGGTATAAGCCAAAAGAGACGACCAAGATGGACGGTGCGGTACAACACCAATACCCCCGCAAGAATTGGTCGAGCCTGATGCTGTTCAACTGCGGTCACGAGAGCGTGAAATGTGGGCTGACACTGGAGCAGGTCAACATCGGCACTGGGATGTACTTGCATCAACTGAAGTGGGCAGGGACGCACATCGGTGCGCTGCCGATTGCATACAACTACTTGGAAGGGTGGCATACGAAGAACGACTGCCCGAACCCCGTGGCTGTTCACTTCACACGTGGCGGTCCTTGGTTCAAAGACTGGATAGATACTGAATACGCTGAAGAATGGTTAGCAGTAGCGAAGGAGATCTGACATGACAAAAGTAGAAGCAGCGGTCAAACCGCCGAAGGACGCAGAGTACGCCGAGTTAATCGTGGACAAGACCCATGTGAAAGCGATACCGAGCGAGACGGTGTGGGCGAAGATTGGAGAAGACGGTGGGCTTGAAACTATTCGGTGGGACATTATTGAGATGTTTGCCAAGCAGTACGACATCGACAAGAACAACCGATCACAGTCGCACATCATGTGCAAATTACTAGTATTGGTGCGAGATGAGACGAGACAAGAGGAAAGAAGGTAAGGTCTACACACGGCTGTCGAGGTTCAACGTGGTTCTAACATTTGAGCAATACAAGTTTTTGTTGGAGCGCAAGCGTAAGGCACGAGAACTTGACGAGCGTGTGAAATACAAAGATTTAGTGGAGTCATGGGGTATCAAGCAGTACCACATGGCAGGCGCAGTTTACCGAGGTATTAGACAGTATGACGAACGAATCAAAGCCGAAGGCAGAGACCATAACAGTAGACAACCAATCCCCGCCCGGCGCGTGGAAAGACGAAATGAGTGCTGCCCCTTGGGGCTATGGTCAAAGTCAGCAGATGCTCGTCGAGCGATCCTTAGAGAATATACGGAGAGCGGGGCTGTCCAACGAGGCTACAGTCCTTACATTAGAGCTTCTTACTTTGAGGAATGAACTAGAGTATTTGAGTGGGAAGGTTAAAAAACCATGACATATCCGTGGGTGGGGCTGCCTTGTTTTCCTTTGGTAGTTAAAGAATTTATTAGCGACAGTGAATGCGAAGATTTGCTGACGTTTTTATCCAACAATGAAAGTAAGTTTGGCGCGTTAGTTGAAGGCAACTTTTGGCTTGGTCGTACGATGACTATTCAACAGTCGGGTAGTCCGGTCATTCAAGAAAAGTTTACGCAGATGCGTACGAGAATGGCTAAACACCTACGTTCCAAACTAGAAGAACACTTAGGCTCGCAACCGCCGCTTTACTCTGACCTAATTAATTTTGCACGATGGCCGGTTGGGTATGAACTTCACCCCCATGCCGATGCAGAGAATCCCGGCGGGAGTCCTCACCCGTACCCGTGGCGGCACTTTGCGGCCGTGGTTTATCTGAATGAAGACTATGAGGGTGGGAAGATTCACTTCCCTAATCTGGGCATTGAACTTCAGCCAGAGGCTCGGTCGCTAATTATGTTCCCCGGCACTCTTCATTACTTGCACGGGGTGCGTCCGGTGACGAGAGGCATGAGACATACGATTGCAAGTTTCTTAACCTTTGATGAAACCAAACACGATAGGTTTGGGGGGGCGATGTGATCATCGTGCCAGAAAGTACGATTGTTGCGATTCCTTACGACAATCGGTTTAGAAACCGTCACGATGAAGTCTTCTTTAATTTTAACGGGATGGTGACTCGGGATTGGTTTATTGAACACGCCTACCGCTGCCTTCCCTTGGTCATCGGCAATCAACACGGATTCGGGGTCAAGTCCTTGTATGACTTCTCTGTTTGGTGGACGGGCGGCAAAAATCCTGATGACGTTAAGATCGCAGTCCATGATGACGACTTCTATAAAGAAAACTTTAACCTTCAATCTGTCAAAGCACACTTTGGAATGGGAACGTTCACGGTTCAAACTGCTTTCTCTTTACGCACCCCGCCTAACGTCAGTCTGATGACAGTGCAGCCGCCGAACATGGGCATCGACGGCCTTCAGAACATGGTCGGAGTTATCGAAACCGATAACTTGCGTCGAGACTTTACATTCAACGTTAGGGTGACACGCGCTAACTCGTTGATCGAAGTCAAGAAAGGCGATGTGCTTTCTGCCGTACTGCCTTATCCAAGACTATTTATAGACAACTACAAACTAGTTGGCCCCGAACAAGTATTCACTGAAGAACAGATTGCAGCAGAACAGAACACAGCAAAAGCATTTGGAGAAGAAAGGTCTAAAGAAGACCCGAAGAAGCCGCACGGAGTGGGGCGTAGGTATCACAAGGGAGAAGATATCTACGGTAATAAATTTATTTACCCACACCAGAGAAACTTGCGGCTACCTAAAAACAGGAAAGGAGAAGTGGTAGATGGAGACTGAAGATGATATTTTAGATTTGATTCGGGCATTGCCAGATGAAATCAACAACGCATCGACAACGACTGAATTCAAATTCTTGACAGTGGGCAGCGTCTTGTGGGAGTGTTACCACGAGATCAAACGACTACGCGATGAAAACGCGAAGTTAAAAAGGGGTGGTAAAAGACGATGATTTACTCAGGCGCGGGGCCGTTGCCCCGACATACCTATTGCTACGTTCAGCCGCACACTTTCGGTAACGGCGATTGGCTGCGCGTGTCGTGGTTTGGTTTAGTTAGTCATCCCGGTCGCACGTGGGGATGCCATGTCATGCTTGAATGCGGAGCGGTATACCGCAATGTGCCGCTGCATAGGCTGACACATAAAATTACTACGACATCTATGGATTGGAAGCCGGGCGACAGCCAGACATGGGACTGTTACGGATATCACTTCAGCATGGTGGAGTACCCGTTTCTTGAAGCCGTTCCTCTGCGCGTTAAGTTGCGCTCTAAAGTAGAACTAACTGGGCGGTATATGTTTACCGCCGTACCTATGCTTGACGGGTTCAGTCTGGAGCCAGAGCAATCGAAGGAGTTTTACTTTATTAAGTTAGACAACGGCAGATTTACGGCACAGCCGACTAACCACATCCTTGTGCAGGATAAGTCTTTTATCACGACATCTGAATGGCCGAGACTTGAGCGGCAGACGGAAACGTGGAGCGTTGATCCATGAGTTTCGTGACACTGGACTTTGAAACTTATTACTCGCAACAGTTTAGTCTGAGCCGGGTCACAACCGAAGAGTACATACGTAGTCCGTTGTTTGAAGTCGTCGGCGTGGCGATGAAGATCGACGACGACAAGACCATGTGGTTTAGCGGGACCAAGAATGAAATCAAAGCGTGGCTTAATCAAGTAAATTGGGACGAGTCAGCACTACTCTGCCATAACGCGATGTTTGACGGGGCGATCCTATCGTTTGTTTTCGGAATTACCCCTGCTTACTACTTTGACACCCTGTGCATGGCACGGGCTAAGCACGGCGTTGATGTAAGCGGGTCTCTAGCCAACTTGGTGAAAATGTATGGTTTGGGCCAAAAGGGAACAGAAGTTATCGAAGCCTTGGGTAAGCGTCGGCAGGATTTTTCTCCTGCTGATCTTAATCGTTACGGGGATTATTGCATTAACGATGTCGATCTTACTTTCAAACTTTTCAACCTTTTTATCGCGGATCATTTCCCGCAGTCAGAGTTAGACCTGATTGACATGACCCTGCGTATGTACACGCAGCCGGTGTTGACGGTGAATGACGCGATGCTTGTCGAGCGTCTTGAAGAGATCAAGGCTGAGAAGAAAGAACTTCTTGGTGGTTTGATGGGCGTCCTGCAAGTTGGTAACGAAGAAGAAGTTCGGGCGAAGTTGGCAAGTAATCCGCAATTTGCGGCGATACTCAAGGAACTTAGCATTCCTGTGCCAATGAAAATTAGTCCAACAACCGGTAAAGAAACGTATGCACTTGCTAAAAATGACGAGGGGTTTATTGAACTCTTAGAACATGAAGATCCGCTCATTCAGCAACTTTGCTCAGTCCGGTTGGGTACGAAGTCCACTATTGAGGAGTCACGCATTGAACGCTTTATCGGTATTGGTGCTAGGAATGGCGGCAGGATACCTATCCCGCTCAAGTATTACGGCGCTCACACAGGTCGTTGGGCAGGAACGGATTCAGTCAATTTCCAGAATCTGCCAAGCCGTGATAAGAAAAAGAAAACGCTGAAGAACTCTATCGCGGCCCCCGCTGGTCATGTCGTTATCAACTGTGACTCTTCTCAGATTGAGGCGCGTGTCCTTGCATGGTTGGCGGGGCAAGATGACGTAACCGAGCAGTTCCGCAAGGGCGAAGATGTGTATTCGATCTTTGCGTCGAAGATTTATAAGAAGCCCATCAGCAAGGCAAATCCCGTTGAACGGTTCGTCGGCAAGACTTGTATCTTGGGATTGGGCTACGGCACAGGGGCTAAAAAGTTACAGCACACGTTGAAAACGCAGCCGCCGGGAGCCGACTTGCCCGAAGAAGAGTGTAAGCGCATCGTCGATATTTACCGCGATTCCAATCACATGATCACGGACTTATGGCGAGATTGCGATAGTGCGCTCCAGCACTTTTCGTCGTGGCCTAGCAATTTAAAGTCTTACACTATGGGCAAACATAAGTGTGTATGGGCTACCGCATCGGGTATCCGTCTCCCAAATGAATTGTTTATACGATACCCCGACCTACGTTTGAGCGACAAGAAATACATTTACAAATCGCGTAAAGGGGTAACTTCGATATGGGGAGGCGCGATGGTAGAGAACATCGTGCAAGCCTTGGCTCGGATCATCGTCGGTGAGCAGATGCTCAAGATACGAGAACGCTATCGACCTGTCTTGACCGTGCATGACGCAGCGGTAATCGTGGCTCGGAAAGAAGAGGTCGAGGAAGCGGTTGCCTTTATAGTACAAGTCATGTCTACTCCTCCAAGTTGGGCAGAGGGTTTGCCTGTGTCTTGCGAGGCCAAGTACGGCGAGTCGTACGGGGATTGTTAATGATTCAGTGGTCATTCAGTAGTCTTAAGGACTTTATCAACTGCCCGAAGCAGTACTACCACACCAAGGTAGCGCAGGACTTTACCAAGAAAGCATCCGAACAGATGCTGTACGGGTCAGAAGTACACAAGGCGTTGGAGGATTATGTTTGTAAGGCTGTGCCACTAGTTAAAAACTATAAGCGATTTCAGCCACCTCTCGATGCCCTGTTAGAGATTGATGGTGATAGATATTGCGAATATGAAATGGCGCTCACACGGGATCGGGAGCCTTGCGCGTTTAATTCCGATACTAGGTGGGTGCGGGGCATCGTTGACTTATTGGTAGTAGACGGAGCCGATGCTTACATCATTGACTACAAGACCGGCAGCAACCGCTATCCTGATCCGAAGCAATTAAAGTTGATGGCGTTGATGACTTACGCTCACTTCCCACAGGTTGAGCGGATCAAGGCTGGCCTGCTATTTGTGATGCATAATAGTTTCGTTAATGAAGAGTACACACGGGACCAGATAGGCAAGTTATGGGAAACCTTCTTGCCGCATTTAGACCAACTGGAGATGGCCTTCACAAACAGTATGTGGATGGCAAAGCCCGGTGGGTTGTGTGGATGGTGTCCCGTCACCACGTGCAAATTTTATAAGGAGCGATGAGATGCCATACGTAAACAAGGCACGGCCTTACAAAAAAGAATACAAGCAACAGGTTGAGCGTGATGAACACGAGAACCGCATGGAGCGCCAGCGTGCGCGTCGTAGTTACGATAAAAAAGGTATTAGCCGAAAAGGTAAAGACATTGCCCACGTAAAGGCATTGTCAAAAGGTGGCAGCAACGCAACGGGAACACGATTGCAATCACCATCAAAAAATCGTTCCTTCCGTAGAACTTCAAGCGGTGCTATGAAATAATGCACAAGACGCAAGTGTGCTGTCGGGGAGTTTCTACCACCCACTTCTCCCCCACAATAACTGCGTCTGTTAGCGATAGGTTGGGCCGCTACCGCCCACTCCTTGCCTAGGCGCTAACCGTCTGGCCCACGATACGGGCTCTTTAATTCAGTAGGTACAGTATGGAATTAGTTGAGAACGCAGCGGTAAAACTTACCGTGTCGAACAGTTTCGCCGCCGAAATTACGGCGCGATTAGAACGAACCGAAATTATTCGGGACAACAAACACAGTAAAGACGTACTGATTTGTTGGGATCACAGCGAGATGAAAGTCCTCGCTGAATACTTAGATCATTTCCTGCCTAGTCAGAACGTGCCAAAGATTCCTTCTCCGATGGAGCGGGACTACGACTGGCCGGGGTTCTACAAACCTTTTGACCATCAGCGCGACACAGCGCAGTTCTTGTCTATTAGGCAACGAGCCTTCTGCTTTAACGAAGCGGGTACAGGCAAGACAAGTGCGGCAGTATGGGCTGCTGACTACCTAATGAAACAGGGCATCATCAAGAAAGTTCTGGTGATCTGCCCCTTGTCGATCATGTATTCCGCATGGCAAGCCGACATCATGAAGACAGCCATTCATCGAACGTGTGGCGTCGCACACGG